AGGCAAGAGAGTGGCGTAATGAAGAGTTGCTCAGAACGGATACTCTGTCTTTGCTTACCGATCACCCTGACTATTCAAAAATGGCTGATTATCGCAAAGCATTGCGAGATTGGCCCAGTACCTCAGATTTTCCTGATACTAAACCAACGTTATGATAAATACTGAGCAACAAATTATTGATATAAAAGAACGTATAAAACGCTCGTCAGGTGATAAACGAGGTCGTTTAAAGGCAAAACTTGCCCTACTAGAAAATAATCTCTGGCTAAGTAAACCTTGGGTAGAGTCTAAAAAAGCTTGGTGGCAAATTTTACATGGATAAATTAGAAGCCCATGAAAGAGAGTGTGCGGTGAGATACAAGAACATTGAAGAACGTCTTGATCGTGGGACAGAGCGCATGAATCGCATAGAAATGAGCGTCTATGCATTATATCCGTTTCTGGTAGGACTTCTGATAGCCAGCAAATTCGTGGGGTAACCCCTCATGTTCGCTGAACTAGCGGCAATCGGTAGCGCACTCAGCGCAATAAACTCAACTATTTCTACACTTAAAGAAAGCAAAGCAAATGCTTCTGATGCCGTATCTTTGTTGTCTAAATTTGGTACAGCTTCAACTAAATTAGATAAATGGGAAGCTAAGACTAAAAGTAAACGGCCTCTTACGCCAAAAGAAGCAATGGATCTTAGTATCCATAGACGCAAAATTAAAATGCAGGAGCAACAAATTAAGGATATTTGCCTTATGTCTGGTTGTGCAGATGTGTGGCATGAAGCTCAAAGGATACGGGCGCAGTCAGAGCGCGACCACAAAGACTTTTTAAAAACAGCGCATATAAGACGGAAACAAAGAAAAGAAAAAATAACTAGCTGGGCGATTGCTTTATTTATTAGCGTTTCTTTAGTAGCAATAGCAGGGACAGGTTTTGTGCTACATAATGCTTATGAGAAAGTACAATTAAAAGATGCTAAAGAACGGCTTAAAAAAGCAAAAGAGCGTCAAAGGAATATACGAAAATGTGGTAGAGTTAAGTGCTAATCAGGAGGATGCATGAATAATATTGAAATAGATGGGGAGAACTTTAGTTTAGAAGCAGTGACTGATGAAACAAAAGAGTTAGTGCGTCAGTATTTTTCTGGGTTACATTTGATACAATTAAAACGAGATGAGTTGTTTTTATTAGAAGTAGGCTCCTTAAATCTTAGTCATACATTAAAAGAACGTATACTGATTGATACAGGGAAGATAGAAAAGCAATGACTTATTATAAATTAACACGGTTTTCTGGTTTAGCTCCTGCTGTTTCTGCTCGATTATTAGGGGAACAATTTGCTCAAACGTCACAGAATATAGACTTTGAAGCAGGGCGCATTACGCCAATAACAGAAGAAACAACAACGGCTACATTGACGGCTGGTACAAGAAACTCTATTTATTACTATGAAAACAGCGGTGATAATCAATGGTTACAGTGGGACAATGATTATATTAAAGCGGTTGAAGGGCCTATCCCTGGAGATACATTAAATCGTTTATATTGGTCTGGTGAAACGTATCCGAAAATGTCTCATCGACAAGCAATTACTTCAGGTAGCGCACCTTTTCCATCAACTGCTTATCGGTTAGGTATACCTATACCAGCAAATCTTTCTATTGCGTTGTCTGGAACAGCTGATGCAAATGCTACTCCTATAGACGTAGCATATGTTTTAACATTTGTTTCTAACTACGGAGAAGAAGGACCGCCCTCTGCTGTTACAGCAACTACGTCTTTTACCCCTAGTACACAAACAATTACTGTAACAAGAGGTACTTTACCTACAGGAAACTACGCTTTAAGTTCTACTCAAGGTACTTTTCCACAAGTTGCTAAGTGGCGATTATATCGTAGTGCAGTAGGTTCTACTCAAGCAGCATTTCAATTAGTCCATGAAGCTCCTGATATTGCAAACACTCAGTATGCAGATCAACTGCAACCTGCACAGTTACAAGAAGTTATTCCTTCTACAACGTGGATAGGTCCACCAGATGATAACACTACTTTATACCCAGATGGCCCTATGCAGGGGCTTATACCTGTAGCAAATGGTGTGTTTGCTGGGTTTACAGGCAGACGGCTTTGTTTATCAGAACCGTTTTTACCCCATGCATGGCCTATTTCTTACCGTATTACATTAGAAAAAGAAATTATAGCCATAGCAACAACGGGTAATGGCATAGTTTGTTTAACAGATGGTAAGCCTTACTTTGTAACGGGTACTGACCCGTCAGCAATGGTGGCAGTAGAAATTGATTTAGCTCAAGCCTGTGTTAATAAACAAAGTGTAGTAGATATGGGTGATTATGTACTTTATGCAGGACCAGATGGTTTGTGTGCTATTGCAGGTACAGATGGCAGTGTAGTGACTAAAGGACTAATTAGCCCTGCACAGTGGAATGCTGATTTTGCTCCTACAACATACAAAGCCTTTAGGCATGAAGGCACATACGTAGCATTTCATGCTACAACAAGTGGCTGGGTATATGACCCACGGGCGCAAGAAGCGGCTATATCTACGACAACCAGTTCGGCAGCGGTGCGTGGAGGCTTCTATAATCCTAAAGATGGGGAGTTAGACCTTATCATTGCAAGCAACGTGCGAAGGTATCGAGGCAGTACAACGAATCAAACGGCTACATGGAAAAGTAAGAAGTTTGTAGCACCTAACCCTGTGTCTATGTCATGGGTGCATATACATGCAGACAGTTACCCAGCGTCAGGTACAAAGAATCGGATACGAGTCTGGGTAGATGGCACTGTTATTGCTGATTACAACATAACTAAGACGGGTAACGTATTTACTCAGGAAACATCTACGCCTAATGGGATTAGTAATGTGACATTACAGGCTCCTACAATGCGATTGCCAAGTGCAATAGGCACAGAATGGGAGATAGAAGTGTCAGGTGCAGTAAACATTAATGAAGTTTGTTTGTCTCAAAGTATTGCGGAGATTAATGCAACATGAGTGAGTACGGTACAAGGAATCATAATGTTTCGGGAGGTAGGTCAACTACATTGCCTGGGTTGGGTAGGGTTCCGCGAGATGCCAGCCCAGAGTTAAAACGTTATCTTGAAGCATTACAAGAGATTATAGAAGTTAGAAATGGTTTTCGTGGTGATGTAAGAGACAGAGCTATTACTTTACGAGAACTAATAGCAAGCGGTTTAGCCAAAGATTTAGAATCTGTGCCGTTTGATCCTAATAATCCAACAGGACAAAACGTTGGGTTTCAACCGACTAATCCTATACCTGATTCAGAAACACCTACAACACCTACTAATCTAGCAGTATCTGCAGGATTTGGTGTACTTAAAGTTTCTTGGACTTATCCTAATAACTATGCAGGGCATTCACATACAGATGTGTTTCGCGGTACATCTAACAACCGTGCTAATGCTGTATTTATAGGGCTAAGTGAAGGTGCTATGTTTGTTGATGCAACTGTTTCAGCCAGCACACAATACTATTATTGGGTTAGGCATGTTTCTGTATCAGGTGAAGACGGTAGTTATGCTGGTCCTGTTAATGCTACGTTACAGCCTGATGTTAATGTATTGTTATCAACGTTAAGCGGTGCAATTACTAGCACTCAATTAGCTTCTTCTTTAGCAACGCCTATTGCTAATAACACTACGTCTGTAAGTAATTTAAATGGACAGTACATGGTAAAGATAGCAAGTGCTGATGCAGGAGGTGGGCAGCACGTTGCAGGGTTTGGACTATCAAATACTAATGCACTTAATGGTACGCCTACGTCAGCATTTATTGTAGCTGCGAATAAATTTGCTGTAGTAAATGCAACAAATCATGCAGTGGGAGCTACTAACTCTCCTGCTCAAGCTAATACTCCTTTTATAGTAACTACTTCTGCTGAAATTATTGATGGCGTAAATATACCAATAGGTGTGTATATACAAGATGCTTTTATAAACTCAGCACGAATTACTGAATTACTAGCAGGTAGTATTAAAGCAGACTACGTAGTAGCTGATTCATTTATGTCTTCTCCTAGAATTGAAGCCATGCAGATTAACATGGGGACAATGAATAAAGGATTAACTCAGTCTACTACTTCTCGTGCTTTGGCTGGTAGTGGAGCTAACTCAACATTTACTGTTAATACAGCCTCACCTACTCCTACTTACAGTGAAGGAGACACCTTACGTTGTGTACCTGATAGTAGTCCTTCGGTGTATATGGATGTACGTGTTGTTACGTTTTCGGGAACTACATTAACTTATAAACCAGTGCGAACAACAGGGTCAGGTACATTTAACGCTTGGAAGATTACGCATCAGAACCCTGCTAAATGGACAATTAGCAATTCTAATACTCGTAATGGGAGTTTTAGTATTGATGCCAATGGGGTGATGCACGCTAATACAGCTAAACTATCTGCATTAGAAGTTTATCCAACTCAAAATGATTTAACTAATGGTACTAATGTTGTTTTGTCTGCTAACGGGACGATTGCAGGAGCTTTTATAGCTAATGCTTCAGTAAACACATTAGCAATTGCAGGGAATGCGGTGACAGTTCCAGCAGGAGATTCATCAAATACAGCAAATGTTAATGCAGGTAATTCTTTTATAGATATTAGCAGTGGTTACACTACGTTGCCACAATGGGATAATGATAAACGACCAACGGCTTTAATTATTGGTGGGCAAGTAGGTTATTTAGGGGCTGATACATCTGGTTCTGAATCACAAGGAGCTACAGGACACGTAAAATTTCTTATTGAATGGGATATAGGTAGTTCAGGCAGTCCTTCATATTCTTTGGATTCTGGAGAATCTGCTAATACAGTAGCTACTCAATCTTTTAAAACAGGTAATGGGGGACAAGTAGTAACTACAAATCATATTGCTGTTCCTGCTACTTTTAGTGGTAGTAATGTTATTGGGTGTAGAGTGAAGATACAAGGTAGAAATGAACCTTTTGGATCTGGTGGTTCAAATTTTCGTAAAGCTTCTAGGTATGGATTTTTTGTACTAGGGTCTAAACGATGACGGCTAAATTTGCAGTTGTTTATGAAACAAATGGTAAAATTGTTAGGGTTTGCACTGGTTCTGAAGAAGGTGTAAAGCTTACATTAGAACAAGACGGGCGATCCTTTTTATATGTAGATAATTACCCAGAAGAAAATAGTTATATAACAGATGGTAAAGTTGTTGCCATGCCAACTAAGCCAAATGAAAACTGTGACTTTAACTATAGTACAAAAGCATGGGACTATGATTTAACCGGAGCAAAAAGAGAAGCATGGATCAGAGTAAAATTAAGTAGAGAAGCTGACGAATGCAGTACTTTTACGTGGGATAGTAATACGTTTCAATGTGATGAACACAGTCAACGTAAATTAATGCTTACTATGCAACGGGCTTTAATTGATTCAAGTCTCTCGATGGCTTGGACATTGGCAGATAATACAGTTAAAACTTTTAGCTCTGCTGATTATTTGAATATTGGTACGGCTATGTCTACACATATAGATGCTTGTCACAAAAAAGCAAAAGACTTACGTACTAAGATAAATGCAGCGACAACACAAAGCGAACTGGACGGTATTACTTATTAAGTTTTTTCTTTGAGTAGCCTTTGTTGGGCTTTTTGTTTTCCATTCGGATAGGCTTTCCTGCTGGCGCATTGATGTAACATTTTTTACCTTTGTGCATGTTGGCTCCTATGCATCTGCTAATGCAAGCATTCGTGATCGTAAACGTTTGCTTCGTTCTGGAGTTTGTTTACTCCATCTACTGTCATCCATTTCAAGTGCGACCTGCCCCCAAGCTTGATCTTCTACTGCTTGGTTCATATGTTTAAATTTACCGAGGCCAGTTGGTCCCATTTGGAAACACATGTTTACAAGAATATGCTGAGCTTCTTGCGGTAACTCTTCCCAGCTATCATATATTCTTCTGCAACCATCTATAGCAAGCTGCACATCTTCTTGGAATAACTCGTAGCATCTATGTTCTGTAATACTGTCTTCTGCTGGCGCATTATCGTAAGCATTTCTAATAGGCAAACTAACTTCTGGATCTGTATTAAGGATTTTATGCCCTATGCCAACGGTGGCATGGCCTTCTGTGCAAAGATATGCATGAAGTACCTTGCCTTCATCGCTAGATATTTCTTCATACAATTGCTTAACGTCTACTGCCATACATACTTTCCTAATATATAACCAATGATAATGCCCACAGCTAGTTCAATCATTTCTTGCCGTTATTGAAGCTTTGAAAGCCAAAGAAGGCCGCAATCAGGCCCGACACGGATATAAAATATACACTAGCAATGTCCCCTAGTATAGATGCAGCTTGGTCTAGTTTCAAAAAAGATGTGATGACAATGCCGCTTGGGTAGAGGAGCATTCCGAATAGGGCGAACCAGCACATGTTCTTTTGCGCTTCGGCTTTTTCGTTAGCTATTTCAAGAGACTGTAATCTTTCTGTGGTAGCAAGTTCTGCATCTGTTACTATGCCATCACCGTCAGCATCGTACTTTTCATACTCACTTCCTGGTTCTAGTTCTTTATTCATCTTTATCCTCTGGTTCATTTACTTCTTTGTAATAGGTTACTATAGATAGGATTTGACGAATATATCTTTTTACTTCTGCCATGTTAACAGACAGGTTTTCATACCCAACAGGGCTGACACCGTAATACACATTGGTGGGTGCATTGCCTTCTTTTAAATCTGTAAGGTACTCATCCATAATCTCTGGTGTTAGAACTTTCCATTCAACAGGTTTTGTATTGATCTTGTTAGGTAGGGGTGGGTGATAAACTGCAGCAGGTTTAGTAATGGTCACTACTTCTACTGCTTTAGTTTCTGGTGTGTACTGTCCGTTCCCTATTAAACTGCAACCGCTACAGGTTAGCAGTAGGAGAAGTAATACTTTCAAATTCACCTAACACCTCCTTTGTTCCTTTGTTGATTATGTTTTCAATTAATTTAGGTTTGCGTAAACTCAGCATATTCATATCGTGTTTATCAAATTTACTTTTGAGTTTACTAACTTCTTCACGGGCTTGATTGTTTTGTTCTTGCAGTACATTAATTTTTTCAAAGGCTTTTTGTTTATCTTCTTCTGCTTGGATCACTTGATTGTTGAGTTGTTTGATACTGTTTTCTAGTAACAGTTCATTGTTTGCTGCTTGTCTTAATTCTGCAGCCATCGTTTCTTTTTGCGCCTCTGCTTTATCGTAGTACAGTTTAAATGCACCAGACATAACAATTAGCCCAATACCAAGTAAAGCACTCATTTGCCACATAGATCCTCCTTTAGTCGTAGAAGATTTGGTTTTTGTTAACTCTTTTAGGGATACAGTAAGCCGTAATATTTTGTTGGCGATAGTAAGGACGGTGTTTATTACTCCACTTACCCTGTTCAATTGCGCTACTAAAAACGTTGCACCTGTGAATGTTACGAAAGAGCATTTTATCATCTGACACAACCTCTCCTTCGACTAGGACAACAAGAAGGAATGCTAAAACCACGGCTCCCGTTTACCGCCATCGTACTCACGCAAGTGTCCTTCCTTTAACATGGTAGTAAATATGTTTTTCTTTCCGTTGTACAACACACCAAGAATACGTCCGTATTTACCCTTGCCAAAACTGTGTACATGTAAGTCTGCATTTTCAAGCAGTTCATTTAATCTAGCTTTAGCTGCTTTGCCAGCTGCTTTTTCAAGTAAGTTTCTTGTGCGTGACTCTGGTGCGTTAACCCCATAGAAACGAATACGTTGGTTGGTTAGTGATACGTTGAATCCTAAATCTAGGTCAACGTCTACTGTGTCACCATCAACAACTCGTTTTAATGTAGCTTTGTAGAAATACGGTGCGCTAGTCATTTTTCTTACGCTTCTTTTTTCTAGTGGTAAAGGCTTCGTTTTCAGGAGTGTCAGGATCGTCTTTGATAAAGCGCCCTTTAGAATCTCTGGTTCTGACTGTTTCTAAATGTTCTGCAGTTTCGTTTGCAATGTTGCTATCGCCAAGAAAACTGGATAGCCATTTGAAGAATCCCATGATGTCCTCACTTTCCTAGTTAGGTTAGGACATTATAGTAAAGAGATAGAAAAAAGAAAGGCCCAAGTGGGAGATAACTTGGGCCTTCTTCAAGGTGGTACATCCATGAAAAAAACTTATGTTTAAATTTGGAGATTCAAACAAGATTATCGTACTGGTTTTTCTATATTGGTGCAAACATTTAAGATGAAATTAGATAAATCAGAGGGTTTTACAGCTTTTTTCAAGAAGTTTTCTTTGGATATAGGTTTATTCCACTGTTTATCCTGCAGAATTAGTACATTTTTGTCTTCAGTACCTACTACCACAACAGCATTATGGCCCATATCAACAAAGTTATTTAACCATTGTAGTTGTAATTTACTTAGGTTGATTTTAATTGGAGTAGTTTTAATCTTGGGTAACGCTGGCACGTATTTGTATTCGATAAACAAAATAGCTTTGTTTCCTGCATACATAGCATCCGGTACACCATTAGTATAGGAGTCGTGTATTTTCCATTTGTATAAATCAACGGGAAGTTTGCGGTGGACAGATTTTACAAAGCTATGTTCGTTCATCCGTGTCGGGTAGTTCTTGCTCTAAGCGTTGAAGATACCAGATGGCTTTTCGTATGTCTTCTTTTGGTTTGCTCTTATATTGATACCGCCACAAATATTTCATTACTGCACCTTTTAGGTATCCAAGAAATTCATTATGGGACATGCTTGCTTTGATACCATCAATGCATTCAATGTTACCCTTGGTGTAATGGGGTGGGTGGTTAACATTATCTTCTGCTATGTGTCCATTAAAGGGCATTAAGTTACTCCCCATTCACAAGGAGCAGGGTTTCCTGTTTTGTAGCTGCACCAACGGCACGCACTTGCACTAGGCGAAGGCGTAAAGTTTTCTTCTGTGGTCATAGCCACACCACGGTTGTGCCAACTTGCAGCAAAGTTTAATGCTTCATTGCGAGTGTAAAACTTTTTAGTAGTCTGTTGTTTATCGAGATACCAGAGTTCTGTTTGCACAGCTTCTATTTCTGGGTAGCGGTAAAACGTACCAATGGCATACAGTAGACACTGTTGCCCGTGCATTATTTCATTGCCCCATTTTTTGCCTGTTTTGTAGTCAATGACTCTAGCAGAGTTATCTTCTTCAAAGACCAAGGCATCTAGTTTAATGCGTACCCAAGTGGTACTGCCTACCCATGAAGTAGGTTCCCAATCCATAGTGAAACCCCAATCACCTTCCAGTTCTACCCGTGCATCTGCATAGAGCGCACGGAGATGATCAAAGTCTTGGGCAAACTTTTTTAACTCTTGGGGCATTTCACCTAGTTCACCTTTGACATAGGCTTCTGCTTGTTCATGTATCTTTGATCCACGGGATGCTGCTGCGTTAGTTGGTTCAGGTATCTTTTGTACACGGCTGAGATAGGCACGGTATGCACATTCCTCAAATGTTTTGAGTGCTGAAAAGCTCCATGCTTTGAGTGGTCCTAATTTTTCTGGTCGTTCAAACGGCAACGACTCAACTGGTATTAGTTTCATCTATCCTGATGCACTCTACAATAAATTGATCTGTGGATAACATGTTAATAAGTCTTTTTTGTTCTTCTATGCACTCATTTGTAGTGGAATAACTAGACCAAAGAAAGACATACATTGCGCCAAACACATATAGATTAAACATTTAACAATACCTTATCTTCATCTTCAAAGTATTCATCTGCTAAATGCCTAACGTTTTCTTCCGGTGTTGACCAGTTTACCACAACGCCACGAATAGGGTTACTATCTCTTCCCCCAAATGCAGGACGTTTTCGTACCTCTGTGTCTATGTGGTTTTTGTTTAGCTGTTTCTTGAACTGTCTTTGATTAATGATTGGATTGTGTTCTGTCATTACATGGTACACAGCACGGAAATGTTCAGCAGGTATAATACTGTACTCAGCCGTGTTTAACTTATCTGCTATCCATGCTTTCACATAACGTTGAGCCGTTAAAATCCTGCCGCCATCCATCACGTTGCTTGGTGTAATCTCTAATATGTCTGTAAAGAATCCTAGATCCCCTGATTTAATTGAGCTACAGAACTCTTCAAAGACAGTCATACTAACTACTCGCATTTGTTCTTTGGCTGCATTGTCGATAGCTACTCTGGTTGCTAGATACTTATCGTACTTAAAGCCATGTAGTATTCCTGCAAACTTTGGTAGCTCAAGCTCTATCTTATCCATGTTGTCTATGACGTTAGGATGCGCTTGTTCTAAAGCTACTTCTTGCCGTGGCGGTATATTGTAACGTCTGTCAGTTACTTCTAGGTTAACTGCATCAGGGCGATTGGTTAAGAAAATATAGTTAGTGTAGTTAGGCGGTGCTGTTTGGTTACTACGCATGGCACGTATAGTAATTGCTTCGTCTGTGATATCTGACTTGAGTTGGTCAGCCACACGTTTAACTCCAGTGCTTGCTGATCCCATATGAAACTCGTCAACAATCAAGAACAAAGCTTGCCGCATATACAGGTTAAAGTTTTCCTCAATGTTTCTAAGGGTACGCATGGGGACATGCTCTGGTCCGAACAATGGCCTGAGTATCTTAGAATAGAAGACACCTTTACCTGTGCCTTGTACACCACCTAGTACCCAGGCTTTAGTTGTTTTTTGTCTGGTCTGAAATATGTACGCCATCCAGTTGATGAACCTTTCAAACTCTTCTTCACCGTTACCAAGTATATGACTAATGATTGTAGCGATAAGAGGACAGTCATCTTGTAATGTATGGGCTTTACCGTACTCCAGTTCTTTCTTATGTAAGTCAGCTTCAAGGACATACTTGGTGCGCCTATACATGTTGACCCAGAAAGGTGCTGCAGTCATATTGATCTGGTTTTCTGTGGCCGTTGGATCAAAGAAGATAGTTGCTTCTGGTATAAAGTCAGGCGGTGGATGCCCATGTGACAACATAAATGATTCGACTGATCCTTTAGACGTAGGTGTCAGAGGGAAGTCATCAGAGAACTGATCAAGAGATGGATCAAACAAACCGTTGTAATACTGATCAGTAAAGAAATCACGCATGACTATGGGATAGCGGCTTATGCCCATTTCTTGTTGTTTGTCTTCATACAGTTCAAAGATAGACAGGTAAAAATCTCTGTCGGCTTTTTCAATGGGAAAAATTGGTTCACCCTTAAAATTGTACATGTAGGTTGGTGAGTTAAGTTTGAAGTAGTAAGCGTTACTGTCTCCACCGTTTACGTTGCATCGTATGTATGGCAGGTTGCTGTCATCTGATACAGAGATAGACATTTGATCAGGGTTCTGTAGCACCTCTTCGATCTGCATACCTACTTTGATGTTTTTAATCTGGCTTTTCTTACGGCTTAGCCCTGACTGTGAGCGCAAGGTGTTCTTCGCGTCTGATGTTTTCTGGAATACAGATTCAGGATTGATGTCATTCATGAACCTAGCGAGATCAACATGATGCTTCTTTCGTTTAACCAGTACGATCCGGTCATCTTTAGAATCAAATGGATCATCTTCTACTGGATCAAACGTAGGAGGTGCAATGAATACAGTCTTACTGTTCTCTGAAATACTAACGTCTAGTGGGTAAGCCAGTGATTGACCATTGCTACTAAGCGTTAAGTTATCTGTGAACAACTGTGTTTCAAAGTTGGCTGCATTTAACCAGAGCTTTAGTGCTTTAGGGGGAATAGGCACAGTAAGAAACATGAAGATGTGTATGCTTACTTTGCTAGTGTCTCGTCCAAATGATGCAGATGCCTGTGCAATGTAGCTTGTTTCTTGGAACTCAGGTGGCATTTGAGACAGGATCTTTTCAGCAATAGATTGTACGTCACCATTGTTTAAGTTTTTCTGTCGTATGACTGTGTTAGGGATAACGAGCTTATCAATATCCAATACAAGGAGTTGCGTGTAGGCTGTGCGATCTGACTTCTTGGCACGGCTTTCGTTGACTAATGGCTCCCGTAAGTTGCCTTTGAGAAGACAGTACCCTTTGTTTGCATAGTTTCTAAGGTACTGTTCAAAGGCCATGAGTCCTGCTTCGTCAGCCGAAACAGTATGCTCATGTGAGGTGAAGTTCTTCACCATTGGATAATTTCTAACCCCGTCCCCTGAGATGTGCTTGGCTAAAGCTACACCGTTTGTTGATTCAAGGAAGGTCAGTTTCATGGGTATTTAAATCTCCATTTAATTTTTCAGTTCGATCAATACTGATTGTTTCATCAGCATCAAACGTAAGTTTTACAGTTTTGTTAGATACTTTGCTGAGCTTTACTTCAGCAATGACTTTACCGTTTTCATGGATGATGACACTTTGATTTATTTTTCTTGAGATAACTAATCTTGTCATGTCATTTACTGTACGATTTGTCGTATCCACCTTCTGCATCGAGTGGTATTTCTTTACACCAATCAGGTGCAACTACCATGCAGTTAATTATATGTTCCATTGTTTCATCAGGATTCGTATCAGGTCCTACGATTACAACTTCATCGTGGACAGTGAGAGCTATTTGGTACTCCGGTAACTCTCGTTTGATCTTATCCATCGCGTCAGTAATGATGATTCTACTGAGTGCTTGCACTGCGTTCTCTGTGAGTCTCCCTCCCCAAGTATTCTCTTGACCTCGCATTGTGTTGTAGGTCAATTGGCCTTGGTCGATTCGCAGTTTGGGGTACACTAATCGCATACCATTAGGTAAGACTATCTTATCCTTCTCAAAGGTCAAACAATTTTTGTAAGTATAGTATCGTCCTTCTACGAATAAGTTCTCCAACACTCGCCACAGATGGGGGATAGTGGCGTAGGTCATGCGGTAAGTGTTTACGATGTTCTGTGCTTCAGCTTCAGGTATCTCTAGCACTGGGCCACCTGATCCAGAGGCTAGTACAGATCGGAACTTGACATGCCCCATGCCGTAGCCAAGACCAAGTACCGCTGTCTTACCTACAAACCTTTCTGTTGGATTGTCTGTTTTGTTGATGGAGTGGTTATATACTTTGCTGGCGAAACTACTGTATACATCTACACCGTTAGAAAACTGGTTAAGTAGACTTTCTTCTCCTGCTAGGTACGCAGTCATACGTGCCTCGATATTAGATAAGTCAGCCACGTATACCAGTTGATTTGGTGGGGCGATCAAACAGGTACGTAACACACTGCCACGGGGTAGGTTCTGCATGTTGATCTTTTGCTCACCAGAGAACCTACCCGTATGCGCCCCGTAATACTTGAGTGGCACACTGATTGTTCCGTCATCATGGACTGAATCAATGAATCGTTTGGCACGAGTTTCTGAGATACGGGACTTTACTACGGTGCGTGCATCCCACAGGTTCTTATGCTGCGGATACATTGTTTGTAGCTGTTGATATGCTTTATCGTTCTTACCAAAAGCAGGAATCATTTGTCCTGTGTTGGGTGATTTCTTGAGTGGCACGGTGATGTCCATCTCTTCCAGTAGTTTTGAGAACTTGACGTTGCTTGCCATTACTTCTCTGGTTGTACCGGAATCTTCAATGAGTTGTTTGGCTGTGGCTACTTCATCATCGTGGTACTGCTGCAGTCTTTGTTTGTCTACATGTAGCACTGGCTCTGTAAACATACGGACAGTAGCATCAATCACTGCTCTTTCTGACATTGGGAACTCAAGATTGAAACGTTTGTATGCTGCATAAGTGAGATCAACGTCTTGTATGCAGTAGCCCCCAATCGTTTCATCTTGTTCTGGTGATAGGTCTTCTACTCCCATACAAGTGATTAGTTCTTCACCTTTACGCATAGTTTCATCGTCAGGCCACAGTCGTATAGCCAAGTCTTTGAGATTAGCTTTTTCATGAGGCCACCAGCCACGGCTCATTGAAGCTGTGTCTACGTATTTGGCAGGTTTTGCATTGTATTTCTGGGTAAGTATGTAGCCATCGAACATGGTGTTATGGCACACGAGAACTGAGTTGTTCCAATCTATTGCGTCAATTGCATCTTGTGTTTCGTCTGCGCTGTACCATTCAGTAGGGTCTTGATTGATCTTGATGCCTACGCCCCACACTTTGAACCGTGGGTCATTGACATACTCAACAATGGTAAGCTTGGTGAGTGAGAACTCTTTACTGTAAAAAGTCTCAAAGTCGAGTGTAACTATATCCACATTTGCCTCCTGCAAATTATTGAAATGGGTGGTGGCGTTGATCCCTCAATGAAAGGGGACAAGAAACAAAGGAAAGGATCAACGCTTACAGATCCCACCCGTAATCTGAACAAATCATCCTTTGTTTCTTTAGAATAGTTTAGAAGCTAAAGCCATCTGAATCTAGCATTTCTTGAATATTCTGCACTAATCCCTCTGGTGTGTACAAAGGATTACCACTGTCCCCACGGGCTAACTCTGTGGCAAATGTGAACCAAGTGTTACTCCCGTTACTAGCTGTAGCATTTTTTACTTTCCATATGTATGAAAAGCGATGACCTGCTTGGCTATGTATCTGAGTGTTCCAAGCTTTTGAAGGCTTGATAGCACTGCTCTTTAGGTCCCAAAGTACAGGTGTTGCACTGAGGTTCATGTCACTGTCTGCAAGATATAACAGATGCTCGTGATGTCGCCATACTGCAACGTTTTCTGCTTTGAGTTCTTTGTTTTCTTTAAGCACAGATTCTATTTGGTCTTCTGCGTCTTGTTGTTTATCAAACGTACCAAAGAATCCACCCCCTGAATTGAAGCTATTTTCAATAACAAAGGTTTCTTTGACTGCGATATTGATACAAAGGAACTCAGGGCCATAGGTTTTCTTGTTGAGTATATCAACAAAGTGTCCTGACTTTGCTCCGTCAATGTATTTCTCTGAACCTTCAAGCAGTTCAGGGTTAGTGGCTTGTAACAACTTCATCCTGGGTTTAGCCAGTTGACTTGCATCAATGCCTTCGTTGCCTCTAGCTTTCGACTCGTCAAAGTCTACTAAGTATTTGGGCTTCTCTGACAGTATTGCCATTTCATTCGACATAAGTTTTTTCCTTTTACAATTGTCTCAAGTTTATTGTTTCTTTGGTGTAAGTACCGATCAAATCCGATGGTGGATTGTCAATGTCCTCACTTTCCAAAGCTTCTCTGAAGGGTGCTGCGTTGACTCGTTTCATCAACATGTCAGTCCTTCCGTTGTCCACCGCCCACTGATAGATTTGTTCCCATTTTTCGGGATCAGGCTGCGGTTGAATCTGGGATGAGATAGATACAGTGTAAGTGGGTGAATCTCCTCCACCTACCTTCACTTGTTCTAACTCTTGTTCTCTTAGTTTCTTTAAGATATGAAAGTTAAGTATTTCAATGTCGCCTTTCACATCTTTAAGTTGAGCATCAAGCTCTTTTTTGCGTGCTGTTTTACCACCTGCAATGTGTACAATCTCTGAAAGTGTCATGTCAGGTAGAGTTTCTGGAGTCCATGCGTCAGGCACGGGAGCTAATGGAGATAGCTTTTCTTCTGGATCAAAGTTACCCGTGTACTCAATACAAAGAGCCGCATCTTCTCTGTCAATAAACTCGACTCTGATGAGATTATGGCTTGTTGTATACTCAGTGTATTTTTCCGGTGGGATATTGGTGTCTTTTAAAAAGCTGCACCACATCTCATAGTCTAGCTCTACGCTAACCATATCATTTTCCATTTGTTTTTATCTCCGTTGTTGTTTTCAGGATGCTCAGTAGCTCTTCCATGCGACCCATTTTGTGATCCAGTTTGTTGTAGACTTCTGGCTCCCATGTGTCGTTGGCAGCTATCTGAATGATTTCAGTTCGTTTGGTTTGACCAGCACGATAGATCCTGCGGTTGAACTGAAGATAATGTTCCGCATTGTAAGTCGGTGAACACCATATAACTGAAGTAGCTTTGGTCATAGTCAGCCCATGACCTGCGCTTTGTGGATGACAGAATACAACTTGTAATTCTCCTAGCTGTAACTCATCCACTACTTTCTTACGTTTCTCTTCTGGTGTGTCACCATCAATCACTCGATAAGCAATGCCTTCTTTCTCAGCAATAGCAATCATGTGATCACGTTCATGTTTCCAATTAAATGCAACCAGTGAATGTTTACGCTGTTTAACTAGCTCCATGACCAGATCATAACGCTCTGTATGGATACCTTCTGATGTACCATCTTCTTTGTATATTGCACCTGTGCATAACTGCAGGAGCTTTTTTACTTTTACTCCTGCGTTGATGGCATTGATGGTAGCTTTACCCGTGTACAGCACACTGTCTTTGGCAAAGGTTTCGTATTGCTGCTGTATTCTTTTAGGCAAAGTTACCTTACGCATGGTGACTGTCTGCTCTGGCATGTCAATACAATCCTCTAACTTGTGTCGGATCGTAATGTCTTGCAGTTGAACAGCCACCATTTCCTCTGCGTTCTCTTTGTCTAACCACTCTGTTACTACGCGGTTACCCAGCTGTATTAACTTGGGAACACAGACTTGTTGTTGGAATGGAAAGAACGAGGGGCCTAATCTTTCACCGTCATCGACCAGTTTAGTAGGATGCCATATGTCACGGATAGTATTGCCGTTGGGTGTACCACTCATGGCAATACGTCTGCTAAATGATTTGATGACTCGACCTGCTGCTTTGGATCGTTGACTTGCACGATTCTTGTAAGCAGTGAACTCGTCAATACAAATGGTATCAAAGGCATCGATGTACTTTTTGTTTTTGTCGAGCCATTTGATTGCATCGTGGTTAGTGATAACGATGTTGGCTGATTCCTTGAATGCTTTCTCTCTGTTCTTTGAGTAGGCTACAACACAGGTAAGGTGTGGTGTGAACTTCTCAATGTCTTCAACCCACGAGGCTTGCAGGATAGACAGTGGTGCAAGTACAAGCATCCGGCTATCTGGGTTTTGTTTTACCAGTTCTGCGAATGCATCAAGGACTGCACGAGTTTTACCTGTCCCTGGATCTGATGTGATCAGGACTCGCTCGTTGTTTAGTATGAAGTCAGTGGTTTCCCGTTGGTGGGAAAAAGCAGGAACTGCCATATAATGTACCTCGTTTCATTTGTTTATATGAGAACCGACTTTGTGCCTATAGGCTCGGTCATACCTATCGGAGTGCGCTACCACATGCGCTAGACTTTGGCACAGCCGCCTAGTATATCAATTGCATTTCTCCGATGCAATGATATCGTCTAGGATTTGCTGACGAATATCAGCAGCTGTTGTTCTATCCATCTTCTGAAGAATTTTTATTTCTGACTTCTTCAGTCGATGGGTCCGATGCACGATGGCTTCGGGTGGATCGGTTTGGATTGTGAATGGTATCTTCTCGTATATCATCTTCCAATCCAGTAGTGGGTACTTTGGTTTCTTCGCCATAGAATTTCCTAGCTAAGTATAAGTAACTGAGGATTTCGATAAATTTCAATATCCTCATCCACATTAGGCTGCCCTCGCTACGTATTCCCATTGGCTGCTTGGAAGCTCAAGTACCTTGCCGCCTAGCTTTTGCCATTCCTTTACGTCATCTGGTGGAGCCGTATGTTGTACAGCTGTTACTGCATTGACCAAAGTAGCTTGATTAATTTTTCTCCCTAGATAACCATCTTGTCGGAGAGTTTGAATCAAACCATCAAGGACAAATTTAGTCTGTGGTTTAGTTAGATTCAGCACTTGACCTAAACGTTCAACTGTTTCAGAAGGTTCACCATCAACGGTACGACTGTGAGCAAGTTCCATGTGCCTGATAGTTTCATCAAAGCTTTCAGTGTTGCTCATGCGTGACATTTGATCACGTATTTCAAGTCTTGTTGCATGGTTGTGAGCATCAATGGTGTCTTGTCGTAGGTACTGTAATTCACCTGACTCCCAACCTCTAGCTTTACCCAAGTGAGGTCTGCGTACACGGCCTAGTAGTTGTGATGTTTGCATACCATTGAGGCAAGCAAGTGTGAACATCATCTGACCAATGACTATGCTGCCGTTACCTGTTTCACTGTTTGAAATGTTGAGTCCAAGTGCCATACGATCACCGACTGCTGGCTCTGCAACAGTAAGTTCACTCTTGAACTGCATGTACATACGCTTGTCGGTTATTGTGCCTTGTGTGATCCTCCATTGTGCATCGCTGTCAACAATAGAATCTATGGCACTTTCAACCATATGTGCGTGGTCAAAAACTTTGTACTTGTTTGATAGCCATGCACGAGCTATGTCAAGTCGGCTGTCAGTTTCGTAAGTACGTAGCAGTTTGACTTTAGGCTCTTGCTGCCAGATTGCATTGATGACTGCTGAATACTCTTCAGGGTATCTTTCAGTCAAACGTCTGCCGTCTTTGATAGATAGCCCAGCGTCAATGGTAATTTGATCCAAGCATACGTTGTTTACCTTGAACGTATTGGTTGGCATACCGCCTTTGCTTTCTGCAATGATACGAGGCCCAGGCATTTCTTGGGCATTCGAGCTAGTGCAAGCATTGAATTGTAGGTCCATAGTATTTGCCATGAAGTCTACTTTACGAGATTCATCATCTCGCACTTGTTCAAGCAAAAATTCTAGTTTGCCTTGTTCATCTACATCGTTGATTGTTCTCACCGTTAAACCTCCAAATTTTTCTGGTGATAATTAAGAACCAGTATTGGTCCATTTGATTTCATCTCGCGTGAGATGTTCGTACTCTTTATGCCGTGTAACGTTAGCCACTAGCATAACTCTTCCATCGTTGGCATGTGTAAACGAGAAAGCAATGGTATCACCTACCTCTGCTTGCTGTTTCAATACCCCTGCTGGAATGTTGTAACGACAGTCTTTACGACCACCGTTACCTGTCACCTGATAGAACCGGATGACTGTTTCTGTACCGTCTGTAAAGACTAACGGTAGCTCTACTCTCTTAGAAAAGTCTACGCCAAACAGACGAGCAAATGCTTTGAGTTCTTTGAAGCAATCAGGATTGCCTTTGGTAAGCATTGTCTTAGTCAGTTTCTTGTAGACAGGTGGTAATAGTTGAGTCATTTTTGACCTCCCATGAACTTATTTATTCTGTGTTCTACTACAAATACATTGCAGTTATCACACACTCTGCCGTCAACTAACGGCTCTCCATTGTGTCCTTCTGCCCAACCAATTCCATTAGGTTGTATATCCTGATGGCACATTGCACACTTTATATACTCTTTCTCCATACTCTCCTCCGATTTATGAATGGGTATATCCGTCAGTTTCAATCCCTAGCCACATGTTGCCCCATTTTACCATTGCACAATCGTCCATACCTAAACCTGATTCAACGGTGCGTCTGAACTGCAGGTAAGATAAGCCTTGATTATCCTGCAGCCACTTTATGTGTAGGGATTTTTGTTGCGCTTTATTCAGCTTCATTCTTCGTCCTCTTCACGAAAGGTTCTAAGTAGTTTTCGATGATTGTTATTTGGTCTTGTAAATGCTCAATGTCTTTTTGTAGTTCATTCAAATTTAGATCGCTGCTATCATTGACTGCAACATCATCAAGCAAACAAGCAACAGATATACTTGCTTCTTTAACTGCTTCTAATAGTTTATTCATGTCACACCTCAGTAAGTTACACAGTAGTAAGCAGTTGTTCTGGGATTAGCTGGTTGAGAATACTGCAGCGTTAGACCAGCTTCGTGATCGTTCCAATCGCCATCACTTTTCCAGAAGAATTTTTCAGGGCAACGTTCTGCTGCACGATTAAGCACGGCTACGATTATCTCATCGTAAGGTCGCCTTCCTGTTTTACAACAAGCAAAGTCACCAACGTATTCGTATGGGTAGAGAAGGAATGTTTCATACCCTGCTTCACCAATACCCTCAATTTTTATTTGAGATTGTATGCGTTTTGTTTCTTTGCCATAGGGTGCTGGCATGTGCATAGAAGTTTCAATATGCACTGGCACAGATGATCTGGTGCAGTAAGTGATGGCAGATTTACATATGTCTGCCCATTCATATGCCGTCATTGGCTGTGTGGTTTTCCAGTAATGTGTATA